CCGGCCAAACGTGCCGCCGCGCTTGCGCGTGAGATCGAACGGCGAGCCCTCCCCGTCGACGTCGTCCGCCATCCGGTCGTAGTCCATGAGCCACTGGCGCGGGACCGTCTTGCCGGACAGGTTCTTGGCGGTCGGCCAGGTGATCGACAGGCGCATCCCGGAGCGCCACGCCTTGTCATAGAGGTTGTCGTCGTTGCGACTCGACGAAATGCGGCACGCTAGTTCCGGGCTATTTCGAACCGCCCGATCGAGATCCGCCTTGACCCAGTCGCGCGCGGTATGCTGCGCCATGTGGACAACCATCATGTCGGCCGGGTCACAGATCGTCGTGTGTGTCAGCCAGTTGATAAGCATTGCGGATTTGCCGGTCCGCGCCGGGCCGACGAAGATCATCGACGAGTAGTCCAGACTCGTGAGCGCGTCCTGCGGCTCGACGATATAAGGAGTCTTGTCGCGCGACCACGGGCCGTTGTGCATCCCCGGCACACGAACGATGTGGTAGCGCCCGGCCGCCTCCGACACGGTGAGATGCTCAACCGGCCGCATGGCCTCGAAGGTGTCGGCCACAAGGGCTTCGAGGCTGGAATACCTCATTCCTCGTCGCCGATTTCCGGCTCAACGGCCGCGACCATGGCATCGACCTCCGCGAGGCTGGGCGGCGTCTGATGCGCACGCACATCGTCGACCAGCGCCTGGTGAATGGAGATCTGCAGATCGGTGACCTGCCGCATCAGCGATTCATACTGCTCCGAAGTGAGGCTCGCCTTGCCGGGCAGGTTCTCGATCCAGAGCTGCGAAGTCTGCTTGATCGTGATCGCGGCGCGACCGCAGACCTCGATCACATCGGCCGTGCGCCACAGGTCGCCGGCCCGCTCCTCCACCATCTGCTTCGAGCGCATCGCATCCCAGAAAGCCTTGCTGATCGCCGGCGGCAGGGTCATCGCGTTCTGCGATTTGATCCACTGCCCGACGTCGATCCTGGGATCCACGCAATAGGATATGGCGACCTTGAAATCGTAGAACGGCGTGCGCTTGCCTGCGAGTTCCGCCCATTCAACCACTGGGCATTTGGCGAGCCTCTTCGCAAGACGCCTGGGCTCCATCCCCAGGATAGTCGCCAGGAAAGTTCGCGTGACCGGACGATGGAAGGCGGTCGCGTCCGGAAGCGCCGTCTGCCCGAGCCCCGCGACCGCTGGATCGGGCTCCTGCACAGCCTGCTCCGCGGCCTTCAGCGCGGCATGGGCGGCCGCTTCTGCCCTCGTCGGTCGCC